AGCCGGGGAGCTGTGGGTGCTGACGCACAATTCCGCCGAGGAAACGGAGGGCAAGGCATGACCAGAAAACGCGCAAGAAAGATCCTCATGTCTATCGGCACGAGCCGGAACCATGCAAACTGGGGGCTGACGGCAAAGCCGCGCTGGAAGACAAACGCCGGTGTGGTAGAGGACACGCTGACGATCACCTGTACGCGAAGCTGCTGCGGAAGAAAATGAACGAGGGCAAAATAACGGAGGAATCCGCAATCCGGGCGGGAGCAATGGCAGCGAGTGAGCTTTGGCTAAAGGAGGTAAACCATGCCTAAAGAATTTATCAGCAGAACCGAGGCGTTGGAAGACTTTGAAGTCTGCAACGCTGCCAACCCGAACTGGACGCCGCAGCGGGTGAAAACGCTCCTGCTGCGGCAGCCCGCCGCCGACGTTGCGGAGGTGGTGCGGTGCAAGGACTGTGCAAAGCATTATATCGTACTTGGCCGCGATATGTGCGCGAGAAATGCACAAGGATCTGAGGGGCACTGGATCGGGCTGAGCGCAACGGTACCGGACGGCTTTTGCCACCGCGGAGTACACAAATGAGCGGACTGCGGTTTGAGAGCATGGCGGAAATGCGGCCCGTTCGCGGGCGGATATATCCTGCCGAGAAATACAAATACAGGACAAACCGGACGGGCTACGTCGTCGAGGTGGGCGGCAAACGCGTATGTGTGAGGGTGGACGAATGCAGGGAAATCTAGGGCTTACACCGGTGCAGGCTCCGTGCAAAGGCTGTGCGGACAGGCACACCGGCTGTCACACGGACTGCACCCGATACATAGCATTCCGCCGGGAGGCGGACAGATACAAGCAGGAGCAATCAAAGGACGCGGCGAGATATGCAACGACAAGGGGCTGTATGCGGACGCTGCACGATGCGAACCGCGCAAAGCGGGAGGGGAGGCAACATTACTGATGAGCACGCCGCGATACGGCTGGTGGGCCTATGCAAAATGGATGATCCGCAGCTATAAGGGCGGCGGGCTGATGACGAAGGCCGAGCGCGCTGCCGTTGCGGATGCAATCGCAGAGACGGAACAGCTCGTTGACGGCGCGGAGCGACTCCGGCTCATAGATTTGGTTCTTTGGAAGCGGACGCATACCCTGCAGGGCGCTGCGATGGCGGTTTATGTGTCCGAACGCACCGCGCAGGAGTGGCACAGGCAATTTATTCGCCTTGTGGGGCAAAAAAGAGGGCTTTTGTGAAAAAGTCTGCGTCCCAGAGCCAAATTTAACATTTACTATAAGGGCGTAGAGATCAACTCTACGCCCTTCTTCATCGGCACCGCAGCGTTCTGCGGAAACCTCCTCCTCCTGTTCTCGTGTTCTCCGGTGTGAATAAATATATTTATTCACACACGGAGACACGAGAACGAAAGAATGAGGCAGAAAGGAGCGGCTATGGCGAGTTTGCGCGCCCTTGCACACAAGCTGCAAACAGCGCTCTTGTACAACGGAATCAAAATAAAAATCAATCAAATGCAGACCTATTCCGCGAAAAATGACAGGATGGTGACGAAATACATGGTTTACGAATATCGACCTGATGAAAAACCGAAGAATGTCACTTTGCTGGAAACTTACCAGATCGCGGATGTGGTGAAGCTGCTGGCAAGCCTTTACAGCGATGGCGGATGAAAAACTTACGCCGAAGCAGAAACGATTCTGCGAAGAATATCTGAAATCCGGGAACGCGACAGAAGCAGCGAAAAAGGCCGGGTACAAAGAAACATCATGCAGAGTGATTGCGGCAGAAAACCTGTCAAAACCAGCTATTTCTGCGTATATAAAGCGCAGGCTGGACGAACAAGAGGCTGCGCTTGTCGCAGATTCCAACGAAATTCTGAAATTTTACACTGCGGTCATGCGCGGGGAGATCAAAGATCAGTTCGGCATGGACGCATCGCTGTCCGATCGGCTGAAAGCCGGTGACAGCCTTATGAAGCGCTACGCGGCCGCTTCCGATCGCAACAGAACGACAATGGAGAAGCTTGATTCGATGCTGAAGGAGTTCCAAGATGCTGTTAAGTCCGAAGCAACGTGAATATGTGCTGAAAAGCGCCGGGCACAGATGGGGCTTCAAGGGCGGTGCAACACGCAGCGGGAAGACTTACCTCGATTTTCGATGGATCATACCGATCCGGATTCGTGAGCGAATCGGAAAAGATGGCCTGGCCGTCATTCTCGGCGTAACAAAATCCACGATTGAGCGAAATGTGCTGGAGCCGATGCGGAACATTTACGGGGACGAGCTTGTCGGCACGATCTCAAGCGACAATACTGCATGGATCTTCGGAGAGAAATGTTACTGCCTCGGAGCGGAGAAGGTTTCCCAAGTTTCCAAGATTCGCGGTGCGTCAATTAAATATTGCTATGGGGACGAAGTAGCTGACTGGTCGGAAGAAGTATTCGCGCTGCTGAAAAGCCGCCTTGACAAAGAATACTCCTGTTTCGATGGGACATACAATCCGCAGTATCCGAACCACTGGCTGAAAAGATTCTTGGACAGTGACGCGGACATTTTCAGCCAAACATACACGATAGACGATAACCCCTTTTTGCCGCCTGCGTTTGTAGAAAATCTGAAACGCGAGTACGAAGGAACCGTTTATTATGATCGCTACATCCGTGGGATTTGGGTAGCTGCGGAGGGTATTGTTTACAAGGACTTTGCCAACGACACGGCAAAGTATCTGATTGATGATCCTATAAAATGGACGGAAGAAAACGGCACAAAGTTCTCTGTTATTTCCATTGGCGTTGACTTCGGTGGAACGAAGTCTGCAACGAAATTTCAAGCCACCGGGATTACAAGGGATTTCCGGGTTGTGGCGTTGGAAGAAGAATACATCAAAAACGAAGAGATTGACCCAGATGCGTTAAACCGGCGCTTTGCTACGTTCTGTCAACTGATAACATCAAAGTATGGTTACAGCCAGACACGAGCGGATAGCGCGGAAACGGTGCTTATACGAGGTTTAGATCACACGGCACAAAAACTCCGGCTGGGTACCCAAGTCAAGAACGCGCTGAAAATGCAGATCACGGACAGAATAAGGCTTGTCGTGCTTCTGATGAAGCAAGGCAGGCTCAAGGTTTCACGGAGCTGCCCGCATTTGATCGATGCGTTCCAATCAGCAATTTATGACCCGGATAAGTTCGAGGACGAGCGTCTTGACGATGGGACATCCGATATTGACAGCCTCGATGCGTTTGAGTACAGCATAGAGCCTTATTACAAAGACCTGGAACGCGCCGGGCATATGATAGGACGGTGAAAGAGTGAACATACGCAGAGCATTAAAGGAGCTGGGCTTCGATACAGTTGGCATTGATTTCTACAAGCTGATCGGCGTGTGGGGAGACTGGTACAAAGGGAATGTCGAGGACTTTCACAGTTACACGGTATGGAATGGCATTGAAGAATTGGAATGCCACAGATATTCCGTAAGCATGGCGAAAAAGGTCTGCGAGGACTGGGCAAACCTGCTGATGAACGAGCGGGTAAACATCACGCTCGAGGGGAAGAAGGAGCAGGAGTTCGTAGACACGATTCTCTCGGAAAACAACTGGGAGGTCAAGGCAAACGAATCGCAGGAGCGCAAGGCAGCGCTTGGCACCGTCGCGTATGTTCCGGTCATTGAGGGAATGTCCATCAATCCGGATACCTCCGAAATTGTTGATCCTGGCCGCATCCGTATCAACTACGTCAGCGCGACGAACATTTATCCCCTGACGTGGGACAATGGAATCATCAGAGAGTGTGCGTTTGCCTCTACAAAAAAGGTGGACGATACAGAGTACACATATATTCAAGTTCACAGGCTGAACGGCGGCGAGTACGACATCGAGAACCATTTGTATGATTCCGAAGAAGTCCCTCTGACCAGTGTAAAGGGATTTGAAACAATTCCGCCTGTTGTACACACAGGGAGCGACAGGCCTCAGTTCGTCATTGACAGGCTGAATATCGCAAACTCCGATGAAAATAACCCACTTGGCGTGGCTGTGTTTGCATATGCCATTGACCAGCTCAAGAGCGTTGACATCACCTATGATAGCTATGTGAACGAATTTGTGTTGGGCAAGAAGCGCATTGTGGTGCAGCCGGAGGCAACCAAGAGCATTGACGGCCGGCCAGTGTTTGATAAGCGTGAGACCGTTTATTATGTACTTCCGGAGGACAGAGGCGGCAACGGCAACATCTTGCAGCAGGTCGATATGTCGCTGCGGACGGCGGAGTTCAACACCGGCATGCAGGATATGTTGAATGTCCTGTCCAGCAAGTGCGGCTTCGGTGAAAATCATTACAAGTTCGATCAGGGAAGTATTGCTACAGCGACGCAGGTTATCAGCGAGAACAGCACCATGTTCCGAACGATCAAGAAGCATGAGATTTTGCTTGAACAGGCAATCACAGAGCTTTGCAGGACGCTGCTCCGCATGGGGAACAGGTACATGGAAGCCGGGCTGAATGAAGAAGTGCAGATTTCCGTTGACTTTGACGATTCAATCATCGAGGACAAGCAGACGGACTTCCTGCGCGATATGCAGCTTCTCAGCGCAGGCATCATGAACGATTGGGAATTCCGCATGAAGTGGATGAACGAGGACGAAGCCACCGCAAAGGCGGCGCTGCCGAAGATGCAGGACATGACGACCGAAGGACAACAGGAGGTAGAGTAATGGGCGGTAGAGGCGGAGCCAGTGGCGGCATTGGAGCCGGAGAAACTGGGCGTGGGCGCGGTATAAGCCTTGCGCGGTTTTTGTCACAGCAGGATATTAACCGAGCAAACGCTGCGTCTGTCACTGATATGGGCGATATTATCAGGCGCACATTCGAGCGCAACGCTGCTGAAATCAATGGGCTTGAGCTGTCGGACGCTGAAAAGAAAGACGCAGTACAGCAGATGGCAACTCTCGCAACAACGGCGCTCAAAACGGCGGCAGGAGCAGTCAATCCTTATGCAAGCGGGCCTGCGCGCCTGACAACGGCGCAGAAAACAGGAAGCGCCGCAGACAGAGCTGCAAGAGCGCGCGGTGAAATGGATAGCTACATGCGGAAATTGCGTGACCAGTCCAGTAAAAACCGCAAAGCAGCAGAAAACAAGGCGTTTTCCAATGCCTTTGTAACAGCGCAAAAGTCCGGCGCGTTGGAAGTTACGGTAAACGGTAAGAAATACCGCAGAGCTAACAAGCGCAGCGGCACATGGCGCCCGGTATGATTAACTTTGAAAATCTCGACAAGTTCACATTCCTCGGCGTGGGCAAGTACGATATTCCACAAATCGAGCCGGTCAAGGCATATCCCGCAGGCGAATTTATCCCCGTGAATTACCATTACACCGCGAAAGACACGAAAAGCAAGATCGTGCATTTCTTCGTGGACGATTATCAATTCATCCGGTATTGGAACATGCCTGACAAATACGTTCCGAAACTGTCGCAGTTTGCGGCAGTGTGTGCGCCGGACTTTTCTACCTACACGGATATGCCGCTGGCGATGCAGGTATACAATCACTATCGTAAACACTGGCTTGCGGCATACTGGCAGCTCCACGGAATGACGGTTTATCCGACAATCTCATGGAGCGATGAGAATAGTTATGACTGGTGCTTTGACGGTGAACCTGTCGGCGGTGTTGTGGCGGTTTCCTCGGTGGGAACGCAGGCAAACGCTGAAAGCAAGCGCCTGTTCCTGCGCGGCTACGAAGAAATGATGAAACGGCTATCCCCGGAATGGGTGATCTTCTACGGCAGAGTGCCGGAAGAATGCGACTGGAACGTGATACGGGTAAAGCCGCATTACGACGATATTGTGAAACGGAGAAGGGCGGTGAGCGGATGAAGTACCCTTTTTAGCCCAGAACTATTAGACGCCATCCCGGAAGAGCTTGCAGAGCTGTTCCGAGGATTGGAAGATACGCTCCTCGATGAAATATGCAGTAGGCTTGCTCTGAAAGACCAGCTGAACGAAGTGACTGTTCAGGCAATCAGAGCGCTTCGTTCGCATGGTATCGACACGAAGGAGATTGAAAAAGCAATCCGCAAGACCTCTGGAATTAGCGAGAAGAAGCTCAAGGAGCTTTTCGACGATGTTATTGCCAGAAACCAGAAGTATTACACATCGGTTATCGACATGGCAGGGCTGACACAGCCTGATAGTCTGGTGAGCACTGCGACCATCGAAGCGATCAGCGTGCAGACGCTTGATGAATTCCATAACATCACACAGTCTATGGGATTTTTGGTGGACAAAGGCAGGACGATGCTTCCGCCCGCGCGTGCGTATCAGTGGGCGTTGGATTCTGCTGTCATGCAGATTCAGAGCGGGGCGATCAGCTACAATCAGGCGATTAAGTCTGCGGTGCAACAGCTTGCAGGCGGACTGAAAGTCGTGAACTACGGAAGCGGACACGTTGACAACATCGACGTTGCTGTTCGGAGAGCTGTCATGACCGGCGTGAATCAGATCTGCGACCAGTACACGAACCAAAGCGCAGAGTACCTTGATACGAGATACTTTGAAGTGTCTGCGCACTCTGGAGCGCGTGATAAGCCGGGAGCTTCGCCGTGGTCAAGCCACAAGGACTGGCAAGGGAAAGTCTATTACCAGAGTGAAAGCGGCGAACCTGACCCGCTGGGGCTTTACGATGACCTTGTAAAGACGACTGGTTACGGATATGTTGACGGGCTGACAGGTGCAAACTGTAGGCATCACAAATACCCGTTTGTTCCGGGAGTTTCGGAGCGAACTTACACCGATAAACAGCTTGAGCATATCGACGATGGTCTTGGCTGCACGTTTGACGGAAAGACTTACACAGCCTATGAAGCGACGCAGATGCAACGCCGAATAGAACGGCAAATCCGCGCGCAGAAGAAGCTTAGAAACGCATACAAAGAAGCTGGGCTTTCCGAAGACGCGACCGCCGCAAACATAAAGCTTCGGAGGCTGAACGCAGAATATAGCAGGTTCTGCAAGGCGGCAGGATTGCCGGAGCAACCAGAAAGAACAAAAGTTTTCTACAAATAATTTACAGGTAAAACCCGCGAAGCACTGCGGTTTTTATACAATCTATCGCCGCGAAGAATTGCGGACAAAGGAAAGGAAGATAGAAATGGCATTGACCAGAAAATTGCTGAAAGGCATGGGACTCACCGACGAACAGGTGGACACCATCATCGAAGCACATACCGATACCGTAGACGGCTTGAAGGCTGATGTCGGCAAGTACAAGTCTGATGCGGAGAAACTGCCCGACGTTCAAAAGCAGTTGGACGACCTCAAGGCGGCGGGCGATGGCGGATATAAGGAGAAGTACGAAAAGGAACACTCGGACTTCGAGGCTTATAAATCCGGAATCACAGCAAAGGAAAGCAAGGCGGCAAAGGAAAAGGCTGTTCGGGCTTACTTTGAAAGCAAAAATATCACAGGCGCAAATCTCGATCTTGCCATGCGCGGCTGCGGCGAGGAAATGACCGCGTTGGAGATGGACGGTGAGAAAATCAAGGACACAAAGAGCCTTGATGCACTTATCGAAGGAACTTATAAAGGACTTGTCTCCAAGCCTTCTGTTCGTGTGGACATGGGCGCACGGCTCAACGACGGCGGCAAGGCGATGACGAAAGACGAGATCATGCAAATCACTGACAGAGCGGAGCGGCGCGCTGCAATCGCCGCAAATATGGATTTGTTTAGAAAAGGAGACTAAAAATGACTGCTGATCCGAAACTGATTAAGAAAGCTGACCTCGCGCGCGTGCGCGAGATCGAATTTACCGAAATGTTTGGCTATTCCATCAAGAAGCTGATGGAGGCTCTTGGCGTTACCCGCAAAATCGCAAAGCAGGCTGGCACCGTGCTCAAGAGCTACAAGGCTACCGGCACGCTGGAAGATGGTGCCGTGGCGGAAGGTGAAACCATTCCACTGAGCAAGTACAAGACCGAGGCTGTGAACTACAAGGAGATCACGCTCAAGAAGTGGCGCAAGGCCACCTCTGCCGAGGCGATCACCGACCGTGGCTACGATCAGGCGGTGGAAATGACCACCGATGAAATGCTCAAGGATGTGCAGAAGGGCATCCGCAAGAGCTTTTTCGACTTCCTCTCGACCGGCACCGGCGCAGTGAGCGGTAAGAACTTCCAGACTGTTCTTGCGCAGGCTTGGGGCAATCTGCAGGTTCTTTTCGAGGATGACGAAATCGGCGCGGTCTACTTCATGAATCCGCTGGACGTTGCGGATTACCTGTCTACGGCCAACATCACCTTGCAGACCGCATTCGGCATGACTTACGTCGAGAACTTCCTCGGGCTTGGCACTGTGATCCTCAATTCCAGCGTTCCCAAGGGAAAGATTTATGCCACCGCCAAAGACAACGTTGTCCTGTACTACATTCCCGTGAACGGCGCTGATCTCGGCGAGGTGTTCGACTTCACTACCGACGCAACCGGCTACATTGGCATCCACGAGGAACCCGATTACACCAACATGACCGCATCGGACACCGTCATTAACGGCATGGAGCTTTTTGCCGAGCGCATTGACGGCGTGGTCGTCGGCACCATCGACAACGGCACGCTCGGTTCCCTGACGGTCACCTCTGCTGCTGGATCTAAGAGCGGCGATACCAAGCTGACCGTATCTCCGGCAAAGGCTGCGGCGGGTAACAAGTATAAGTATGCGTCCGGTGCCTCTGCCGCGACCGTCGCTTACGGTGACAATGTTGCCGGTTGGAACGATTGGGACGGCAAGAGCGACCTGACCATTGCAAGCGGCCAGACCGTGACAGTGGTTGAGTGCGACGGAAATTACCACGCGCTTAAGAGCGGCAATGCGAGCGTGACGGCAAAGTGATAAGGAGGCGGCGCTGATGACTTACGCAGATTTTGAATTTTACTCTGGCTGCTACTACGGCAGCGTGAGTGAAGAGGATTTCCAGCGTCTGGCCGTCCGCGCTAGCTCCTTCCTCGATTATTACACGCAGAACCGAGTAAAAGACTACGCGGATCTCGAAGCCGTTAAAATGTGCTGCTGCGCTCTGGTCGATCAGTATATGCTGATCGACACGGCGCAGGAGCTTGCCAGAAAGAATGTGTCCGCCGGGCTTGCATCTGAAGAAGGAGAATTGCAGAGCGAGACTGTAGGCGGCTATTCCCGGACGCTTCGCAGCGGCGGAGATTCTTCCGTATCCGCATTGAAAGCGGCTTCGGAGGCGAAGAATGCCCTTGCAAGCGTAGCGCGTGAATATCTAGCCCATACCGGGCTGCTTTACAGAGGCAGGTGTTTAGCATGTACGCCCCCCACACCGTAACAATCTACAACGTCACGCAGGAGCAAGACCAGGATTTCAATGACACGCAGAAGCGCTACATCACAGTGATTCGCAGCGTAATGCTCCAAGCGTCGAAAGCTGCCAACGTCCGCGCGAGCGGGCTTGAAGGAGCAGATGCGGTGAATCTGTACATTCCGTTCTCTGCGGTTGCTGTAGACGGCGTGACGGGCGCAGAAAAGCGCTACGTCGGCCCGCAAGAATTCTGGCGTGCAACTGATAAAAGCAAGATCTGGACGTTGTCCACGGACGGGAACGGCGGCACGACCTTCTTTGCGAAGGGTGAAGTAGTCGAACCGGACAAGACGGAAGAACAGATTGAGATGCTTTACGACGATGTGTACAAAGTGACAAAGGTGGACATGAAGGACTTCGGCAGTCCTTCTATGCAGCACTGGCAGGTCGGAGGCTCGTGATGCTGAAATTCAGCGTAAAGGCAGACGGATTTGACGCGCTGCAGGAAAAGCTCGCGCAGGCCTGCACCAAAGCGGAGCATATTGTTGCAACGCAGGTGCGGAAGGACACAAGCCCATATGTGCCGTTCCTGACTGGTTCTCTCAACGAGAGGACGCGGGTTGTGGGAAATTCTGTTGTCTACCCCGGCCCGTATGCGCGATTTTTGTACTACGGGAAAGTCATGGTAGATCCGGAGACCGGGAGCACATACGCGCCGAAGGGCGGCACGAAAGTGCTAACCGACAAAAACCTTGTGTTTAACAAGTCCGGACACGCACAAGCACAGGCGCACTGGTTCGAGGCTTCAAAGGCTGAGAACCTTGATAAATGGATCCGTGTTGCGGATAAGGCGGTGAAAAATGGTCTCTGAAAAGCAAAGAAAACTGGTATCCGCAAAGGAAGAGCAGGACATTGCCCGAAAAATGATGATCTGGGCAAACGCCTTTTCCGATGACGACATGCCAGCTGCAACGATCAACTACGAATTCCTCGCCGCCGACTCGGCAAGCATGGCCCTGTCCGCCATTCAGGGCGCGTACATCACACGAAAATTCATCCTCGGCGGGCATGAGGCGGAATATCAATTCAAGATCATCGCCCGCATCAAGCCCGGAAACAGCAACGACAAGCGCCTGAAATGCGACGCCATGCTGAACCGCTTCGGGGATTGGGCCACGCAGAACCCGCCGGATTTGGGCGACGGGATGCGCGTCCGGCGCATGGAAGCTGTCAGCCGCTCGGCCCTGTTCGCCCGGTATGAGGACGGCACAGAGGATCATCAAATTCTAATGAAACTGACATATGAGGTGATTTAACTATGGCAAATAAATACACAATCGCGGCAAAAAACGGCGAGAGCGCAGTCCGTGAAATGCTGATTACCGCTCTGGACACCAGCGACAGCACCACATCGAAGTGGTCGGCGATGGGCGTCAAGGTGACGGAGAGCTCCATCAACTACGATTGGGGGCAGGAAACGAAGAAGGACATTCTGGGGCACGTGTACACGAACGCACAGACACCAGAAATGACACAGAGCTTTTCCGGCAGTGAGATTGTAGGCGGTGACGACGTGATGAACCATCTGCTCAATCTTGCAGTCGTGGAGAAGAACCATGCCGCTCTGGTAAATCAGAAATGCCTGATCATCCACACATACCTGCAGGACTCCGCAGGGAAGTCGTTTGCAGAGCAGTATGACGCCTGCGCGGTGCTCGTCACGACAGACGGAGGCGAGGGCGGCGGCGTTCTTGCTTCGGACATTGAAGTGACATACGGCGGAAACAGGACAACAGGAACCGCAGCGCGCGGTTCGGATGGAACCATCACGTTCACGCCGGATTCGGATTAAGGAGGCTGCATAAATGCCTGAAATCAAATTTGAAACCGGTATCGTATCGTTCAAGCTGAACGACGCGGCGGAAGTCTCCTTCAACCCGACCGACAGCGCATTTGTCGAACAGATCTTCAACACCTTTGACGAGCTGGACAGGAAGCAGGAGGCGTATAAGGCCGAAGTCGACCACTGCGCGGACAAGAAGGAGATTTTCGCCATTGCCCGCCGCCGCGACGCGGAAATGCGGGACATGATCGACGGTCTGTTTGCCAAGCCTGTCTGCGCAGACCTGTTCGGCACTATGAACGTCTACGCGCTGGCCGACGGCCTGCCAGTATGGTGCAACCTCATGCTGGCCGTGATCGATCAGATCGACACGAGCTTCGCGGCAGAGCAGAAGAAGACCAACCCGAGGATTGCGAAATATACAGATAGATGGAAAACGCGCAGGCCCCCTGTTCGCGAAATATATTGATAGATGGGGAAAGTGATCTATTCCCTGCCGACCTCTGTTGAGGTCGACGGAACAGAATACGCGATCCAATCTGATTACCGCGCAATCCTCGATATCCTCGTAGCCCTGACAGACAGGGAACTGGACGAGCGGGACAAGGCGGAAGCGGCGCTGACCATCTTCTATCCCGACTTCGAAGAAATGCCCGTCAGCGACTATCAGGAAGCCCTGAACCAGTGCTTCCGCTTCATCGACCACGGGCAGGAGAATCGAGAGAAGAGAAAGCAGCCAGAGATCATGTCATGGGCGCAGGACTTTGATCTCTATATTGCGCCTATCAACCGAATCGCGGGCTGCGAGGTCAGGGCGCTGGAATACCTGCATTGGTATTCGTTTCTATCGTACTATCAAGAAATCGGAGATTGCCTGTATGCACAGGTGGTTTCTATCCGCGATAAAAAGGCCAGAGGGAAGAGCCTCGACAAACAGGAGAGGGATTTCTACCGGCGCAACCGGGATATCGTCGATCTGAAGACAACATACTCGGAGGCCGAAGCCGACCTGCTTGCCGTATGGGGAGTCGGGACAAAAAACAGCCGCCCCGGTTAAGGGGCGGCAGCAGGAAAAACTTATTTTTTATACTCGAAAACGATTTCGCTACCCCAGAAGCTTGGAGAGAATCGAATCTCGATCTCACTCCAATCCTGCGGCGCTTCATATCCGACGACACCTTTCATTTTCTTCCCGGCGGCAATCGTGCCGTCAAGCTGCGGCTCGTCGGAACTCATCATGGCGGTGAGGCTGAGGCTGGTTGTATAGCCATCAATGTAGCTTTCGAATGAAAGCATGGTGCTGGACGCAATATCGCGGGATGAATTGTTTTCGATCTCGAATTCGCACAGAACAAAGACCTTTCCATCATCCGGCGAGACGTAATTTTGGCCGGAATTCTCGGTAACACTGAGCAACGTGACCGTCACGTCGTCCAGAACGACCTGATCCCCAACGTCAAATGTTTCGAGGCTGGAATCAGTCTGCTGTTGTGGTTGCTGCGAAGAAGAACTTGATTCCCCAACCTTTTCGGGCTTGGAAGACAACCCGCAGGAAGCAAAGGCCGCACCGATAAAGACAGCGAGGCAAAGAAACACAATCAAGGCAGTCAGGCAACCGCTGGGACGTTTCGCCTGCTTCTTGGTTTTTAGCCCGCCAACAACGTCAACGCGGTTCGAGGCGTTGATTTTGATGGTAAAAAAAGCATTCTGCTGCCCTTCGGCAATAACAAAGGATATGGTTTTATCCAGACGGCGATACCGGTAAAAAGAAAGTTCGTGCTGGCCCGGAGCGGCCACAGCTCGAAGTTCTTCACCGTTTTTCAGCGTGCCGACATCACAGCCATCCAATGCAACGCCGACGGTCAGGCCAGAACCGTAAAAAGAATTGTCCCGGCTAATTTGGATAATGCAATCACTCATATTTCTTACCTCCTTACTTGGAAGATAACACAAATAATGACAAAAATCAACCGAAAAGGTGGCGAAAATATGGCAGATGGGAAAATTGTGGTCACCGTCGACGCGGACGCGAAAAAGGCACAGAAAGAGCTGGATACGCTGTCTGCGAAAATCGACAAGATGGAAGCAAAGCTGAACGAGGACACCGGAACGCAGAGCGGGCTTAAAAAGGAGCTGGACGCTGCGCTTCAGTCCGCAAAGCAGACGGAAGACGCGCTGAAATCGCTCCGCTCGGAGGCTGACCGCCTAAAGGGCATCACGTCCGGAAGCGCTTCGGCTAATCCAGCGGAGTACATAGACGCTTATTCTCGACAGGCGGAGGTTGCTGCGCAGATCAAAGAGCAGGAACAGCTGCTGGTGCAGCAAAACAAAACGGCGGAAAAGCTTGGGAGTCAATATGCAAAGATCACCGACAAGGTGATAACCCAGACTGATGCGCTTGACGCTGCAAAGGCTAAAGCCGGAGAGCTGGTGCAGCAGATCACAGACGCCAGCGGAGCCTCGGCCCGCATGGCCGAAGCGTCGGCGCGCGTCGAAAAAAGCATGAATAAATTCGGGAGAAGATTAAGCGGGGTACTGAGGAGCGCGCTGGTCTTTACTGTCCTGTCCCGCGGCCTTTCCCAGCTGCGCAGCTGGCTCGGGGAGACGATCATGCAGAATGAGGCGGCCCGTGCATCTATCGCGCAGCTGAAAGCAGCTCTTCTGACGCTTGCACAGCCGATCCTCGAAGTCGTGATCCCGGTTTTTGTGAAGCTGGTCAACATTCTGGCACAAGTCGTGACGGCAATCGCAAAGTTTTTCGGTATGCTGTCCGGGAAAAGCTGGAGCGCGCAGGTATCTGCCGCGAAGGGACTGAACGCCGAGAAAGAGGCGCTGGAGGGCGTAGGTTCTGCCGCAGAAGACGCAAGCAAAAGCATGGCCGGATTTGACGAGATCAACCAGATCACCAGCAATCAGGCGTCCGGCGGCGGAGGCGGGGCGGGCGGCGCTGCCGACTCGAGCGGGATCACGCCGGATTTCTCGAATCTGGATCTTGCCGAAGATAAGCTGAACGACATCCTCGGCATTGTCGGCGCGATCGCGGCCGGACTGCTCGCGTGGAAGATCGCCAGCATGTTTACAGACAGCTTAAGCAAGATCGGCGGCATCGCACTTGCGGCCGCAGGCGCGTTTGCGCTTGTCTATTTCTGGCTGGACGCATGGAACAACGGTATCGACTTGACTAATTTTCTCGGGATGCTCGCCGGGCTTGCGGCCCTTGCTGGCGGACTCGCAATTGCATTCGGGCCGACCGCTGCGGCAATCGCTCTCGTGGTAGGTGGCCTTGCGATGTTAGTCGTCGGGATCAAAGATGTGATCGAAAACGGCTTTACGCTGGAAAACACACTGACCATCATCGCCGGACTACTTGCCGCCGGTATTGGGATCAGCATCCTGACGGGCAGCTGGATTCCGCTCCTGATTGCCGGGTTTGTTGCCGCTTTGGTGGCACTTGTTTCCTTTACCGGGCACGGGGAAGAGCTGATTCAAGGGCTGAAAAAAATCATAGACGGATTCGGGAAGTTCTTCAAGGGCGTGTTTACGGGAGACCTGAAACTTGCAGCGGAAGGTGCAAAGCAGATCTGGGAAGGGCTTAAGCAGACGTGGAACGCGATTGTAAACTCCATCAAGGACGCGTGGAACGCATTTATTACATGGCTGCAGGGTAAGAACCCGGCACTTGCTGCGATTTTTGAAACGATCGGAAAGCTGTTCTCCGACCAGTACAACGCATGGAAAAAGATCCTCAGCGGCCTTATTACCTTCCTGACCGGCGTATTCACCGGAGACTGGAAGAAAGCATGGAACGGTGTCCTAGATATTCTGAAAGGCGTTTGGAATCTCATTGTCGGCACGGTCGAAGGCGCGATTAACTTTATCATTGACGGAATTAACCTTTTGATTTCCGCTTTGAACAAAATCCACTTTGAAGTTCCAGATTGGGTTCCGCTTGTTGGCGGAAAATCATTTGGCATCAACATCACGCCTGTTTCCCGTGTATCGCTCCCCCGCCTAGCCTCCGGCGCGGTCATCCCGCCGAACCGGGAGTTTATGGCTGTGCTGGGAGACCAGAAAAGCGGAACGAATATCGAAACCCCGCTTGCCACAATGGTGCAGGCGTTCAAGCAGGCCATGAACGAAACGGGCGGCATGGGCGGCAGACAGATCACGGTTGTTATGCAGCTCGACCACAGAGAACTTGGACGCGCGGTGTATAACCTTAACAACGAGGAAACACAGCGCGTCGGAGTGAAGCTTGCGGGGGTGAAGGCATGACAAGCATTTTGAGCCTTGACGGCAAGGAGTATCCGAATCTGCATGTTGTGAGCCTAAAGCGTTCGTTTTCCGTCCTCGACGGCGATAACGCGGGCCGCGTGATGACCGGCGCGATGACGCGCGACATTATCGGTACATTTTACAATTACAGTTTGGAGATCGATCCTGTTTCGTCTGATCTTGCAGAATATGATGCGTTTTACGAGAACATTTCCGCGCCGGTCGATAGCCACGTTCTGACTGTCCCGTATGCGCAATCTGTTTTGACGTTTGATGCCTATGTGGCAAACGGAGAAGATGAACTTGTATCAAGATACGGCGATAGGAGCGAATGGCAGAACTTATCGATTAACTTTGTTGCAATGAAACCGAAGAGGGTTCCGGTATGAGCGTTCGAGTGATTTATGAGGACGTTGCGGTAGGCGCGGCGGAGGCGGCCAGCGTGGCGAGTACCGCCGCGCAGCCGATCTCCGACCTGTCCCTGCTGACATACGGCGCAGAGCCGGTGACCGTTGCGACGAACGAGCTGAACCAATGGAAACTGGACGGCTCCCGTCCGATCCTCACGACCGAGCGGGCGGCGTTCTGGTCTTCGGCTCCGAGCAAAGCGGACTGCACCTTTGACGCGAACCCGACGCTGACTATCACGCTGGACGGCACGTTCGCAAGCTCCGGCATTTACCTCTATTTTGACGGTGGCACCGGCGACTATTGCAGCGCCCTGACCATGACGTGGTACAACGGCGAGACAACCGTCGCGTCGCAGGACTTCACGCCGGACGGCCAGAAATATTTCTGCGCCAAGCCAGTCACGGGCTACAACAAGCTCGTGATTGAGCTGAAAAAGACGAGCCTGCCGTACCGCTATGCGAAGCTCCGACAGATATTCTTCGGCATCGTCCGGGAATTCGAGCGGGAGGATCTGCGCAGCGTCAACGTCACCGAGGGTGTCAGCGTGATCTCCGACGACGTGGAGATCAATACGCTGGATTTCACGCTCGACAACTCAGACGATATTGACTTCATTTTTCAGGAAAAGCAGCCCGTCAGCGCCTACGACGGCGCAAAGCTGATCGGCGTCTTTTACATCAAGAGCTCGTCCCGGTCGAGCGAACGGCTCTATGATGTATCCTGCCAGGACGCGCTCGGCATTCTGGACGACGAGCCCTTCGCGGCGGCGGTCTACAGCAGCAAAAACGCGAAGGAGCTGATAACCTCGATTCTCGGCGCGCACTTCACGCTGGACTTCGACCCTGCGCTGGAAGACGAGACCGTAACCGGCTATATCCCGGACTGCACGAAACGAGAAGCGCTGCAACAGATCGTTTTCGCGCTTCGTGCGACCATTGACACAAGCGCGTCGCGTGGCGTGCGCGTCCGGAGGCTCACAGCAGCCTCTCCTGCCACGATTCCGCTTGATCGGACATACACGGGCGGCAGCGTTGAAACGGCGGCAGTGGTCACGGAGATCCGCGTGACGGCACACAGCTATTCGGCGTCCGGAAGCGGGGAGAACGTGGAGGTCGGCGGTACGACCTACTATCACACGACGTCTGTCACGTCCAAGACCAATCCGAACGCCACCACACAGACCAAGCCGAACGTCATCGAGGTACGCGACGCTACGCTGGTCAACAGCGACAACGTTGCCGCCGTCGCGCAGCACGTCTTTGACTACTATATGCGCCGTCAGACGCACAGTGTCAAAATTGTCATGGACAAGGAAGCCCCGGGCGATTACGTGCAGACCACAACGCCGTGGGGCACGAAGATCACCGGAACGATCACCAGTATGGGCATTCGCCTCAGCGGAATCGCAGCGGCAGAATGCAAGATTATCGGCACATAGAACGGAGGTGCGACATTTGGTACAGGGAGATTCGTATAACCTTAGTGTTACCATCAAGAATAAAGGACAGCCGCTGGACGTTGCAAGCGTTGAAAAGGTGGAAATTTCTCTGCTTTATCTGCAAAAGAGCTATCCGGGAGAGATCGGATACGAGGACGGAAAGTTTCTGTTTCCCCTCACCCAGCAGGAGACCTTTCGGCTCCCGAAGCTCTGCCAGATGCAGGTGCGCGTGAAATTCAAGAGCGGTGACGTGATTGGCTCGGAGATCAAGCAGATCGACGTTGCGCACGCGCTTTCAAAGGCGGTGTTGTGATGGGCGGCATTGAATTTGAACTCAAGAACCGCGACCCGATCGACGTTTCCTTTAACGTTTCCGTGCGTGCTGGCGGCGGCTCCGGCGGCGGCTACAACATCGGCCCCGGCCTGAAGCTGGACGCCGAAACCAACACCCTGTCCGTCGATACGGCGGACGCAGTCGAAAAGGACAACACCAAGCCTGTCACCTCCGCCGCTGTGTTTGCGGAGGTAGGCAACATCAACGCGCTGCTCGCGACGATTTAAGGAGAGGATTTTATGAGCACACAGACTGAAATTACAAGATTGCAGACCGCGCGGAACAAGCTGCGCACATGGCTCGTCGGCCTCGGCCTCGCCGCGAGCACGGACAAGCTCGGCGCGCTGGCCGACAAGGCTGCAGCCATCAAAAATCAGGGCGCGGTTGACGCGCAGGTCAAGGAAGGCGAATCCTACACCGTCCCCGCGGGATATCACAACGGCTCCGGCACGGTCAAGGGCGTCTCCGGCGGCGGCAACTACAACCTCCAGGCCAAATCCGTCACGCCGACGAAGGAGCAGCAGTCCATCACACCAGATCAGGGCTATTACGGCCTGTCCGGCGTGACCGTCGGCGCGATCCCGGAAAACTTCCAGGACGTCTCCGCCACGACCGCCGCGCCCGGTGACGTGCTGGCGAATAAAGTCTTTATCGACGCCGACGGCGTGACGCAGGCTGGCACCATGCCGGACAACGGCGCGGTCGAAAAGGTGCTGGACGCCACGACCGGGAACCAGGAATACACCGTACCGGCGGGCAAGCACTCCGGAACGGGCAAGGTAGCCATCGCGCTGGAAACCAAGTCCGCCACGCCTGCCGAGGCCGCGCAGGACATCACGCCCACGAAGGGCAAGGTTCTCGGCAAGGTAACCGTCGGCGCGATCCCGGCCAAATACAAGGACGTTTCCGGCGTCACGGCCGCAGCCGCTGACGTGCTGGACGGAAAGTTCATCGTGCTGGCCAATGGCAGCAAGGTAGAGGGCACCATGGCCAACAACGGCGCGATTGCAAAGACCATCGACGGCCTCACGCAGACCAGCGTAGCCATTCCCGCAGGCTATACCTCCGGCGGCACAGTCGGCCTGACAGACGACATCGAAAACGCCCTCGCCGCGATTTAAAGGAGGAACAGACATGAGCGTACAGACAGAAATCGATCGCATTATCACGGCAGTCGGCGCGGCGTATGACGCAGTGGAGGCCAAAGGAGGCACAGCCCCTGCGGCACAGACCATCGAAGGGCTTGCCGCAGTAATCGGTACGATTCAGACCGGAATCGCTCTGCAGCTGATCGTAACAGTATCTGCCGGTGCGACGGTCACGGCGACAAACGGCTCCAAAACGATAACCGGAACATCTGACAGCACCGGAGTTTGTACGCTTACCGTTCCGGAGATCGGCACATGGAGAGTATCCGCTACGCTGGACGGGAAAACATCTGACACAAAAGCCGTAGCTATCACGGACAGCTACGCGGTGTCGCTTAATTTTGTATATCCGACACTGAATAAAAATACTTGGGAAACAATAAAAAATATATCCGACGCGGGACAGGGCGCGAACTATTGGAGCATTGGCGACCGAAAGGCGGTAACGCTAAACGGCACGGTTGGACATCTTACACTATCTAATTACACAATATACGCATTTGTCATTGGATTCAACCATAATGCGAGCCTAGAAGGGGAAAACCGTATTCATTTCCAGTTAGGCAAAACGGCGCTCTCCGGCGGTACGGACGTGTGTTTCTGCGACAGTTACTATACCTCGCCCGTTTCGACAACCGGCTATTTCTCTATGAACAGTAGTGCAACGAACTCCGGCGGATGGGCGAGCTCGCAAATGCGTACAAATATTTGCGGGACAAGCCTCTCGAGCTATTCCGGAACGATTATCGCAGTCATTCCGGCGGCGCTCCGTGCAGTCCTAAAGTCCGTTACCAAGTACACGGACAATACGGGAAATAATAGCACATCCGCGAGTGCGGTCACGGCGACAAAGGATTACTTTTTCCTCCTCTCGGAGTTTGAGGTTTTCGGGAGCATTTCGAGAGCAAACTCGAACGAGGCGAGTAAGCAAGCGCAGTACGCCTATTATTCCGCTGGAAACAGCAAGGTAAAGTACAAGCACAACGGAACGAGCACCGCCGCTCGTTGGTGGCTCCGTTCTCCGCTTGCGAGCAGCTCCGACGGTTTCGAGAATGTGAACACCAACGGGACAGTCGAAGACCGAACCGCGCGCGCTTCCTTCGGCTTCCCACCCGGCTTTTGCGTATGAGGGAAAAGCGCATGGAGTATATCGTGTATAAGCGTTTCCGCGGGAATGGCATCGATGGAGAATTTAATCTCCGATATGGAACTGCGGTATCGGAGATTGAAGGGTTCCTGTTTGCAGCAGATGGCAGGCGGATATGCGCTGCGACATCCGAAAACGGATGGGAGCATTTTAGGCAGAATACACCAGAGGGCGCGATGCGGCAGGAAATGCTTGAACGCCTTTATCGCTGGTATGAAAAAAACGGCTGCGGCGAAGACTTTACGGATGAAAAATGGCCGGGGCAGGAAAACGGCTACTGGAAAAATCGGTTGAGAACCGCAAGTACAGAGCGATTGGAGAAAATCTATCAAGAGAAATTTGGAGGGACGCCATGTATGCAGTAAAACAGGACGGCGCGTTTGCCGGGTATGCAGACAGTATTGTGCCCATTCGACTACACGGCAACGGTTGTTATGTCCCGTGCAAGGAAGATCAAGCAGAAGGATTTTGCGCTAAGATGGCTGTGATTATTACAGATAGAGAAGGAACTGAACATCAGGTGCTTTCTGACATGGTGTTTCATCTCACAGACCATACGCTGAAAGGTACTGAGCCAGAAGGCAGCTATGAGGAAATGGGCGCGGCACTGCCACTCACAGATGCAGAAACAGCGGCGAAAATTTTACTTGGGGAGACAGATTGATGAGTTACACAGAAAGAGCCAGAGCATTGAGACCCTATATTGAAAAAGCGTCTATTAGCTTACCCGATGAGGATGCACTGCAAGCAGTAGAGTTATTCCCACAGTGGGTGACAGGCCATTCTTACGCGGTCGATGATCGGCTGCAATACAATGGCGTATTATATCGCGTGGTGCAGGCGCATACCTCACAGGCAGACTGGACACCGGATATTACACCGGCACTGTTTGTGATCGTTTCACTAGAGGAATGGCCGGAATTTGTGCAACCTACGGGTGCGCATGATGCCTACAATAAGGGTGACAAGGTGACGTTTGAAGGCAAGCATTACATCAGCTTGATTGACGGGAATGTATTTTCACCAGCGGAATATCCGGCTGGTTGGCAGGAACAGGCGTAATTTACGAGAAGAAGGGAGAACACCATGGACACCAAGACCATCATCGTTACCCTCGTCACCGACCGGACGCAGGCGGATGTGGAGCGAGTGCGGGAGCTTGCCGCGAAGGGCTTTTCTGCCATGACTTCCGACGAGCAGGCGGAATGGCTGGCGGGGATGAAGGGCGCGTACAACGCTTCCGATCTGAACCGTGTGGGAACCGCCCTGAACTATCTGGCGGGACGCCTCGCCTCAATCTGCGGGAAGAGCATTACGTGGACGGCTAAAACCGATTGGGCCGTAACGGACATTATAACAGCCTCACAGGCCGAGGCATACCGCAAGCAGGTGCAGTCCATCCGGGACGCACTGGCATACCCCGAAGGAACACCGGACGCGCCCGGCCTCGACCGGCTGACCTACACCGGCGCAAACGACATCGAGCGCATTCTTGCGCTCTGCGAGGAACTGATCGATAACATCACAAAGGCGTTCCGCTACACCGGCGCTGCGGAATGCGCGACAGGAGGCTTGATATGAAAGATCGTCAACCTACTAAAGTTCTTACAAACGGTGCTATTCGATATGGCATCTACAATTCCGACGGTAGTCTTGATCACTACGAGTACATGAAACGTATGGACGAGCCAACAGTTGAGGGTACGCCTCTCAATAAAGCAAATCTTCTGTCCGATGCCACCGCAGCCAAGCTCTGGCCGAACGCAACCACGAGGCCGGAAGACCCGACCGTCAACGACGCGCTTGTCGAGTTGCAGAAAGGCACGTCGAAAGTGGGTGATATCCTCATGTCGGTCCGCGCAAAGCCGTCCGACGCGTGGCTGCTCTGCAATGGGCAGGCCATCACAAAGTCTACGTATCCAAAACTATTCGACATTTTACGGCCTGCGGCGTCTCCGGCCCCGTGGACAAGCAAAAGCATAACAGGTGTCGATAGAGATACGTCTAGGATAAAGTACACAAACGGGAAATGGTTCGCCTTTGCTTACGATAGCTCGAATGCAAAAATGCATATGTATGTATCGGATGATGCAGACACATGGGCGGACTATCCGTTCAACCTCGAACTTGGAAGCAACGTATATATTGACGGTGTTGCAATATGCTATCATGAACTGAAAAACGTTTATTGCATGGCTATCGTACGCGCAACTTCTTCAACAAGCAACTACTGCATATCCTACACAATTTCAGAAGATTTGCAAACCGTGACAGAAGGAGGATGGATATGGAGCAGCGGCTCCTCTAGGTGCTCCAAGTTGGAATTATACGTCTCAAGCTACGGCAATGTGTATTGCGTAAGATACACGTACGAAACTGCCAATGGCGGTGCTTACGCGGATGCGTTTAAAGATACTGGCACATTCAACTGGAGCAGAATTTACTACGTAGACGCAGCAAGCTACGACGAAAGCACAGGGCATTTTTGCTGGACGGATGACAGAAATATTTATTCGGCAGAAGAATTGGGAGGAAATAGCGCGGAATATCTAATAGGGACAATTCCAAACGCAGTTATTCCGAGCAGCATACAAAAGAGTGCAATACACAAGTACATCTGCGCGGCCACAAATACAATAATTGCGATATATCAGGATGGAGGGCTAAAGTACGCTTACACAATCGATAATAGTACGACTTGGCATAGTGGGGCCGAAGTAATCTCCGCAAACTCAGCAGACTACATAGATCTCACATACGGGTTCGAGTTTGTGGCTGGGTTCCTGCTATTTACGGCCCGCCTAGACGGCGGAAGCACTCGATATATTTGCAGCGCTTCAGACCCGGAAGATCAAATATACAAGACTGCCGGTATTTTCAGCGGCGCACTATCGCCTGCTGCTTTGGCAGCGAATCCGCCAGCTGCCGGAGCGATATCCATATGTAATTATGGAGACTTGGCGAAACCGGTACCGACGATTGTAGCTGATAGCCGCAGCCACGCCTATATCAAGGCGCTGGAGGAATAAGCAATGCGGGACAGGATCGGAACAAACAACCTTGCAAACGGCGCTGTCCGATACGGGGCGTATGACGCGGGCGGGAATCTGCTGCGGTATGCATGGCTCCGCCCGGAAGACGAGCCGCTGGAAGCCGGGACGCCGCTCAACAGAGAAACGCTACTGTCGGCCGAAGCGGAAGCCGTTATATGGCCCGCGAGCGGGAAACCTGCGAATCCAACTGTGAATGATGCATTTGGCAAGATCACAGAGGCAAAGGAGGTCGGAGATATTCTGACAACCGTCCGCGTGCTCTCTGCCCCGTGGCACGCGTGCGATGGCTCAACCTTCGATCAGACTGCATACCCGGCCCTCTACGCAGCCCTCGGCGGCACGACGCTGCCGACGATCAGCTATTCCAGCGATACCACCACCTACATCAAAATGGCGGACGATTAGCCCGGCAAATAAAAGAGAAAGGTACAGAAAAATGGACACCAAAACCATCATCGTCACCCTCGCCTGCGCCGCGCTCGGCTCATCCGCGCTGACGGCGGTAGTAAACGCCGTCGTCAGCGCGATACAGAAAAAGCGCGGCAAGGCCACAACGCAGGAGGCGCACCTTGCAGAGATCGACAAAAAGCTTGGGAAAATGCAGGAGCATCAGGATGAGCAATATCTGGCGATCCTCCGGCTCACGATCATGAGCGAGGAGATGCCCATGGGCGAACGCCTGATCGCCGGGCAGAAATACGTCAACCTAGGCGGAAACGGCGACGTGAAGAAGTTTTTACACCAGCTGGAGGCGCAATGCGGGCATAGCAATGGAGTTTAGTAAAAAGTGGCTGATTTGCAGCGCGCTCGTCAGCCTCGCGCTCATCATCGCCTGCGCGGCAGGCGCAGGCCTGACGGAGATCACGCTTGCGGTGCTGGCCGAAACAACGGCTTCCAGCGGCTTTTACCTCTGGAAAGCCAAGAACGAGAACCGCGCGAAGTACGCGCAGAAGTACATGGATAAATGGGCCG